GGAGTGCACGTGCTTATTTTTGAAAAAACCAATCCCGATGACGGCAAAATGTTTTGGGATGGCGAGCAAATTTCAAAAGCAAGACTATTAAAAATTTTAATGTTTGAAGATGAGGAGGGTTAGGAATAATTATGGCAAGAATAAATTGTCCAGACCAGAGACTATATTATTACGTCAATGAAGAACAATAAGAGAAGCAACGCTAACATTAGAGTGGGCGTTAAACTCTTTAGGCTGGTTCCTCGATTATGCAGGCAGTAAGGATCATGTTGACAGATTCAATATATGGCGTGAGGTATATAACGAACACGAGCCACTATGGGGCATAATACATGAATTGGAATATGAAGAAATAAAGAAAGGTGGGAAGGAGCATGAACAGATACTGGATCAAATCACTTGGTGAATGGGCACCTGGAGAACCTATTTATTCCTGTGCTGACATTGACAATGCCATAAAGTCTATGGAAGCTGTACGGCAAATAAACCAAGAATTACGAGATACTTTGGATGAAGCAATAAATATTATACGTTATCTTGATTATCGTATTATTGAACTAGAAGCTAAGTTAAGCCTGATGCAAGAATAATTAGTATCATTATTCTCAAATAATAAACCCAAAAAGGGGTGGTAGGCTGATGAGGCGAGATTTGTTTCGTGCGGTAGAAAGTGTTTTATTTAATTATTATGCGTTTATCAAGCAACTTAATTTGAGAGAAGAATTTATAAAAAGCAAGTGCAATTGTTTTGATGGATTTATAAAGCCTGGCGGCTCAGGTGCATCAACATCCGTCGAAGAGAGTGTTTTACTGTTGAAAGAAAAAGATCCAGAATATCAATTATTGCAAGCCAAGGTAAATGCAATTAAATATGCATATGAATCTCTTCCTAAATGTTTACAGCGCCTTGTTACTCTTTATTATTTTGACAAACTTGAAAGATATATTGTGATAGAAGAATTAGCTATTTCTGAAAGGGAATTCTACAGACAAAGGAGAAAGGCGGTAGAAAAATGCGCGCCCTATATCCTTGGCCCGTTTGGAATGTAAATGTCTTTATGTATCTTATGATGTTATCTTGGCAGAAACCTGGCAAAATTGAGAGTAAAATATATGTATAATAATACATAGTAGTATTGATGTCTTTTAAATAAGGTTCTATGGGTCCTTCTGGTGGAATAGAAGCTTGCGAAGCTGGCGAGCCCCGATTTTTGCCTAGGTACAAAAATTTTTTACCTGGGGTTCCTTCACGCCAACGTGATAAATAGTTACGTTGGCGTTTTTATTACAGAGGTGTGATATATGGCTGTAAAACAAGATGTATCTGGCATTGTTGTAAATACGGACGTTTTAGCAAAATTATTTGGGGTTACACGCAGATATGTAAATCAATTGGCCACAGAAGGAGTCCTTGAAAAACGAGCTCCTGGACGCTGGCCCCTTGAACAGAATGTCAACAGATACATTGAGTTTTTGCGAAGCGGCAAAAAAGATCCGGAAGAACAAGAATCAAAGTCAATATACTGGGAAGAAAAGGCAAAACATGAAGCTGCCAAGAGGGAAATGGCAGAGCTGCAGTTAGCAAAGCTAAAGAACCAGATGCATGATGCCACAACTGTCGAACTTGTGATGACAGACATGCTCACGACATTTAAAAACAGATTATTGGCATTGCCACAAAAAGTTTCACCCAAAGTCATCGGCCTTAAGAGCATTGCAGAAGTTAACGATGTTCTGGCTTCGGAAATAAACGAAGCATTAACTGAGCTTAGCGATTATTCTCCATGCTTGTTTGCCGAAGGTGGTGAAGACAATGGCGACGACGAAAGCGACGACGGATCTGTTCTCGAAGATAGCGAAAGCGGTAGCACCGCCACCTAAGCTGACGGTAAGCCAATGGGCAGATCAATACAGAAGGCTTGCGCCCGAATCATCGGCAGAACCAGGCCAATGGAGGACGGACAGGGCACCATACCAGCGTGAAATTATGGATGCCGTTGTAAATCCGAATATAGAAAAGGTCGTGGCCATGACGTCGAGCCAAGTCGGGAAGTCCGAAGTGCTGCTAAATATCATGGGCTACTATATAGACATTGATCCAGGGCCGATCCTTATGGTTCAACCAACACTGGAAACCGCGCAGGATTTTTCAAAAAGGCGCATAGCAACAATGCTTTCTGTAACTGAGCGGTTAAAGATGAAGGTTTCGGATTCTAAATCGCGCGACATAAATAACACAATCCTTATGAAAGTTTTCCCTGGTGGATTCCTTGCCATAGGAGGGGCCAACAGTCCCGCTGGACTGGCCAGCAGACCGATCAGAATACTACTTTGCGACGAAGTTGATAGATATCCTGCCAGTGCAGGAAGCGAGGGGGACCCGATAGCCCTCGCAGAACGTAGAACCATGACATTCTGGAATAGAAAACATGTATACACCTCCACGCCAACCATCAAAGGCGCCTCGAGAATCGAACTTGAATATGAGCTTGGGACTCAGGAGAAATGGTGCGTGCAGTGTCCAAGTTGTGATAATTATCACTTCATTGTAATGAGAGACATGATCTTCAGATACGATAAGAAAGAAAACCGCAATAAGACGCTTTATATAATAAATGACGTCAAATGGCGTTGCCCAACATGCACTAATGAATTCGATGAATTCACCATGAAGAAACAACCAGCCAAATGGATTGCCGACAACCCTGGGGCTATCAAGCGCGGGATACGAAGTTTTAGGCTAAACGCCTTTGTGTCGCCATGGTCGTCATGGGAAAAAATAGTGCAGGAATTCTTAGAGGTTAAAGACGATCCAGAACTTTACAAGGTTTTCATTAATACTGTTTTGGGTGAAACGTGGGAAGAGCGGGGCGAAATAGAAGACGAGACCATCTTGCTTGACAGGCGAGAGGTCTATAAAGCTGAGATTCCTAATGACGTATTAGTTCTCACCCTTGCTGTTGATACGCAAGATGACCGACTGGAATACGAGGTTGTAGGTTGGGGACGGGACGAGGAATCTTGGGGCATAGAAAAGGGAATCATTTGGGGTAGACCGGATGACCAGGCCACGTGGATGAGAATAGATGACTTGCTCAAAAAAGAATGGATCAGAGCTGATGGCACCGGCATGATGATCTCTTGTACAACTGTTGACTCGGGCGGTCATTTTACTGAGGAAGTTTATAAGTATTGTGCAGAACGGATATCAAACGCTGTATTTCCGATACGTGGCATGGGCGGATCTGGGATGCCGGTCATTTACAAAATTTCAAGAAATAATAAATACAGGCTTCCTTTAGTACTCATAGGCGTTGACTCAGCTAAGACCGTGATCATGCAGAGGTTAAAAATAGAAAGACCCGGCCCCAAATATTGCCATTTCCCATCAAACGAAGATCGCGGTTATGACTTTAATTACTTTGCTGGTCTTATTTCAGAGAAGAGGGTCATCAGGAAGCAGAAAGGCCGGACAATAGTAGTCTGGGAAAACATCGCAAAAGATAAAAGGAACGAGCCCCTTGACTTAAGGGTTTACAACCTCGCCGCTCTTAAATTGTTGAATCCCGATTTCCGCGCTATAGAAGAGCGGATGAAGCCCAATGTCAGGAAGACAAACGCAACGCCACAGGTTGCTAATCAGCAGCAAAAGAAGCGATATGGCGTCGTGAAGCGAGGTTTGGAGGTGTGATAATTTGGGCGACACACTAGAAAGACTAAAAAGTAGATTGCAACTTTATTACGAGGCCGAGGCTGCAGTTTTGTCTGGCCAGTCCTACAGGATAGGCACTAGAACACTACAGCGGGCTGATCTCGCTCAAATCAGGCAGGCCATTAAAGAGCTTGAAGCTCAAATAGAAATGCTTGAATGCAGCGCAGGAAGAAGCGCGAGAAGAGTGGTGCTGAGGGATATATGATGAGCACAATAGATAAGCTGATATCAATTATAAGTCCCGAGTGGGCAGCTAAACGAGAAATAGCCAGACAAACACTAAGGGCAATAAAAAACACAGGCTATTCCAGTTCTGGTGCGTCGACATATAAGCGCTCTATGAAGGGCTGGCAGGCATGGTCCAGCAGTCCACAGGCTGACATAGACATGAATCTTGATACATTGCGCCAGCGCTCGCGTGACCTTTTTATGAATAGCGGCTTAGCCAGATCTGCAATAACTACACCAAGGACAAACGTTATCGGCGCAGGATTGAAGCTAAAGGCGAGGATAGATTATGAGGCCCTCGGTATATCGATAGATGAAGCGGATGAATGGGAGAAAAAAACCGAACGAGAGTTTGCGCTCTGGGCTGACAGTCTGTTCTGTGATGCCACATGCATGAATAATTTCTATGAAATCCAGTCGTTGGTATTTATGTCGTCCTTATTGAATGGTGACGGCTGGGCGCTAATTAAATTTGAGGATCCCAAGCCTTATTTCCCATATTCACTGCGCATACATGCCATTGAGGGCGATAGAGTAAGCACGCCTATAGCCAATACAGACGTTGTGTCATATACGTATGGTCCGATCGGATTTAATTCCGAAAGTGGCAACAGGGTAATAAACGGCGTAGAGATAGATAAAACCGGTAAGGTGGTGGCGTATTGGGTTTCAAGCGCATATCCTAACGATCCTGCCAATCCCACTGCCATGTGGGAATGGACACGGGTAGAAGCTTTCGGGAAAAGGACAGGTATTCCCAATATCCTTCAAGTGATGGTGCCGGAAAGATGTGAGCAATATCGGGGAGTGCCTTTCCTTTCTCCCGTTATAGAAGATCTAAAGCAGATAAAGAGATATACAGAGGCGGAACTTATGGCTGCAATCGTAATGGGATTCTTCACCATCTTCATCAAGGAGGGAGGCGGGGCCATAGGAGATTTCCCACTTGCTGAGGCCGTGGGGGCGAAGGAAAAGATCAGCATTGACCCTGCTGATTTTGAACTTGGCGCAGGGACGATCAACACTCTGCCCCCCGGCTATGACATCGCTGCTGCAGATCCTAAAAGGCCATCTTCGAATTTCGAATCTTTTACGACGGCACTTGCGAAGTATATAGGGGCTGCGCTTGAAATCCCATATGAACTACTACTTAAAAACTTTACAGCAAGCTACTCAGCGAGCAGGGCTGCGCTTCTTGAGGCTTGGAAGGCTTTCAGGATGCGTCGGACCTGGTTCGCCAATGACTTTTGCCAGCCGATTTATGAAGTATGGCTCAGAGAGGCTGTGTCTGCAGGACGTATCGATGCGCCTGGATTTTTTAACGATCCCATAATAGCAAAAGCATGGGCAAGGGCGGAGTGGCATGGGCCTGCACCGGGACAGGTGGACCCGGTGAAAGAAGTCCAGGCAGCGCAAATGCGCGTGCAAAATGGCTTTTCCACAAGGGAAAGGGAATCAATTGAGCTAATTGGTAGCGATTTCGATAGGAACATAGATCAACTGCAACGTGAAATCGAACGCATGAAGGCTGCGGGTGTCCCTACACAGCCCCAGCAGGGTATATAAGGGAGGTGAAAGATTGGACAAATTCTGGCAGATAAGAAATATCGGCGAGGACGAAGCG